TTTCAAAGGGCTCCGCCGCAGGCTCCGGGGATTATCTTTTGAAGAACTTACCCCATACAAAGAACGAATTGAAATGGAGATGAAATTGATTATCTCCAAGAAATTCGTTCGATACTTCTTGATTGTTTGGGATCTTATCCAATGGTGTCAACAAAATAATATCATGACGGGGCCAGGCCGTGGATCAGTCGGGGGAAGTTTGGTCGCCTATCTCTTATTTATTACCGACTGCGATCCATTAAAATACGGGACGGAGTTCTTTCGATTTGTCGATGAATCGAGAGCGGATCTACCAGATATCGATATGGATTTCGAGGATATCCGCCGGGGAGATGTCCGGAAATATCTTTCTGATAAATACGGCGAGTTCAATGTATCGGGCCTTTCCAATTTCCTGACCATGAAAGGAAAGGGCGTACTTCGCGATGTAAGCCGCGTTTTCGATATCCCTTTGCAGGAGGTCGACTTTGCCGCCAAGGCAATGGTAGAGGCCGACGAAGGGGAAGAGATTGCGAAGTCATTTAAAGAGGTTGATGAGTGCAAAAGATTCGGCCGGAAATATCCTGAAGTTGTTGAAATCTGCAAATCGATTGAAGGGCAGATACGAGGCCATGGCCAACATGCTGCTGGAGTTTGCATTTCAGAAAAGGATCTCCGGGAAGGTCATAACTGCAACCTCGTTTCCAGAGGCGGTACAATCGTCGCCAACTGGGATATGCGGAATGCTGAATATTGCGGATTGATGAAACTCGATATCCTTGGTCTTTCTGCCCTGACGATCCTGAATGAATGCCGGCGGATGATTAAGCAGAATCACGGGATTGATATCAACTATAAAACGATTACCTTTGATGATCCCCGGGTATTCAAGGAGATTTCAGAAGGCAATACGGTCGGTGCCTTCCAGATTGGTTCAAATGGGCTGACCAAGTATTGTAAGGATCTCGGGGTCAATAACTTCCAGATGCTCTATGCCGTAACCGCCTTGTGGCGTCCAGGGCCAATGCAATCCGGAATGACTGAAGAATACAAAAGGCGGAAACATAAGAAAGCCAAGGTCGAAAAGATCCATCCCATCTTTGATAAAATCACTGAAGAAACTTTTGGGGTAATTGTTTATCAAGAGCAGGTCATGAAGGCCATCAATCAGCTTGCCGGGATCGGGATGCCGACTTGTAATAAGATCCGGAAGGTAATCGGCAAGAGTATGGGGCATGCGGCCTTTGACAAATACAAGAATGAATTCCTGCAGGGATGCAAAAACCAGGGATTGATAACTGAAAAGAAGGCTATTCAGTTATGGGATATGATGAGCAAGTTCGGTGGTTACGGATTCAACTTGAGTCATTCTGTTGAATATTCCATGATTACCTACTGGGATATGTATTCAAAGACATACTACCCGAATGAATTCCTTGCCTCCTGCCTGACCCTTGGGGATAAGACGAAGAACATTGAATACATCAGGGAAGCCAGGCGACTTGGTTTAAAGATCAATCTTCCCAAGATAGGTATCAGCGATGCAGTAAAATGGAATTGTGATGCCAAGGGAAATCTCTTTGCCCCATTCATTTCGATTAATGGGGTTGGAGAAAATGTTGCTCAAAAAATCGCAAATGCTCAGGTATCCAGTAAAATAAGAAAAGGCTTTTTCTCGTCATCGCCAAGCGAAAAGATTCCAGGGGTAAACAAAAATATAACCGCAACCCTGACCGAGATAAAAGCCTTTGATCCGGAGTATGTGACGACAAAGGAAGATTTGAAAAAGTTTAAACATCTTTTTATATTTTGATTATGAGAGTTCTTGTTGCTTGTGAAATGTCCGGAATTGTCCGAGATGAATTTTTAAAACTCGGGCATGATGCCATCTCTTGTGATCTTCAGGATTCGCTTTTGCCGGGGCCACATATAAAAGCGGATATATTCAGTATAATAAATGACGGATGGGATTTACTTCTCGCATACCCCCCTTGTACTTATCTTTGTAATTCAGGGGTTCGATGGCTTTATGAAAGGAAGGGGAGAATAATCGATATGGGGTATGCAATTGAATTTTTCAATAATTTGTTGGATTGTGATATTCCAAAGAAATGTATTGAGAATCCAATTCAACATATGATCGCTCAGAAACTTATTAAAAGGCGACCATCGCAAGTTATTCAACCATATCAATTTGGTCATCCTGAAACGAAAGCAACTTGTCTTTGGTTAGAGAATTTACCAAAACTTGAAGAAACGAATAATGTAAAAGAGCAGATGTTATTGCTTCCAAAAAGCGAAAGAAATAGAATTCATTTTGCAACTGGAATGACAAGAGAAAATCGCTCAATTATGAGGTCATTAACTTATCCAAATATCGCCAAAGCAAAAGCAGAACAATGGGGCGGTGAATTGAAAACAAAAGGCTTTGGCCTATGAAAGAACTCTACTGGTCCATGAATTGCCGGGATTGCTTCAATTGTAAACAGAAGACCTTCAAGCGGTTTACCGATCTCCGGCAATTCACTTATGACAAAGAAATTGTTCTGCGGAAGCAATGGGCCGATAGATTGGAGAATAATGGTCGGATCGACCTTTTCTGGTGTGCGCTGGAAAAGAATCCGAAAATAAAGGGTATCTCTCCCGGATTAGGTCAGAAGCGCGAGCCGGGTAAATTTTGTGCTTTTATTGATAATTGAGGAGCGAAAATGACATCCGTAGTTAAAGAATGGGTCGGCAAACATTGTACCTGGAAGCAACAGACTGTTCTTCTTGCCTCATTTCGGGGGTGTGATGGATTGCCAAAACATGACCCGAGCAAAGTTTTCACAAAGAAAATGCGCTCAACTCTTCTTAAAAATGCTGATCTTAATAGCACATTTATGGCTGAATGCGCCTTTGTTTTGAATGATTTGAATAAAGAACCGATAGATGATTTCTTTATCGATTGCTCCAGCGGAAGTATGGATGCATATCCAGTTCATTGGTTTTTGCACTTGCTTCAGGCTGCTGAAATCGTCGCCTATAAATGTCCAGAAAAATCAATTGCTGAATACTGGAAATATTTTTATCTTTGTGGGATCAAGGCTATGCATGTAAATCCTGAAACCGAAGAACAACTTGATATAAGATTAGCAGATAAATCACAAGGAGATTTGAATGTCACTTGATACGCGAGTCCGCCCCGGAACCCTGGCGGCAATGGCCGGAAATAAAACTACCAAAGCAGCAGTTGAAAGCCTTTTTGAACGCCGGGAAAACTTTCCCCATGCAATCCTGATTACCGGACCGACTGGGTGCGGCAAGACGACCCTTGGCCGGATCATTGCCGATATGCTCGGGGCCAAGAGCGATGATTACCGGGAAACGGATAGTGCACAATATAATGGGATTGATACCGTTCGGGAAATTCATAATCAAATGCGTTTCAAGCCCCGTCATCCGGAAAGTAAATGTCGAGTATGGCTTTTCGACGAATGCCACCAAATTGGCCAAGGTGGAGATAGTGAAAAGAATCGGGCGCAAAGCGGAATGTTGAAAATGCTTGAGGACGCTCCTGACCACGTTTACTTCATCCTCTGTACCACCGACCCTCATCGCCTTTTAAAAACCGTCAGGGGGCGTTGTACGACGCTTGAGGTATCCAGATTGGACGAGGATACCATGACCGCCCTCATTAAGAAAACTGCCAGGCGGGAAAAAACGGTTATATCCGATGCCGTGACCGAAATGATTGTCGAAAAAGCCGATGGTCACCCCCGGAATGCAATGAAGCTGCTGGAGAAGGTTATCGGCCTGACTGAAGAGCAAGCGCAGGAAGTAGTTGATGAAGAAGAGCGGTTGCAGTCTGAGGGAATAGAACTTTGCCGGGAACTTCTTTCCATAAAACCAAACTGGAAAAAAGTGGCGGGGATATTGACCGGGTTAAAAGATCAGGATGAAGAAGGTATCCGCCGGCTGGTTCTTGGGTATTGCAACTCGATCCTGTTAAAGGGAAATAATTTCAATGCATTCCTCATCATGGATGAGTTCAGCCAGCCGTTTTATGATATTGGGACGCCTGGTTTGACCCTTGCTTGTTATAAATCGGTTTTCAACGAAGAAAGAAGTGATGATGTTCCTTTTTAAAAAATTAGGAGCATTCGAGTATAATAGGTTAGAAGATTTTAAATGAGCTTGGTCTTGGTCTTGGTCTTGGGTCTTGGTTAAGAATATCCAAAAGGAAATAATTATGGAAGAAACGAAAGAAATTGCTGAAATGTTTGGGCTTGATCCAAACGAATTGGAAATCAACTTCGACCAACTCGATGTTGAATGGGGCCGGCAGGATAATCTTCTCAATAAGTATCTCAAGGCCTCTGCCTATGCTGAGAAACTGGCCACCAAGGCCGAAGAAAAAGTGAAATTGACCCGCTCCAAACTGATTCTTGATATCAGTAGCGATCCCGAAGGCTGTCTTGGTAAGGGTCAGAAAGCGACTGGCCCAACCATTGAGGCATATTATCGCTGCCACAAGGATCATATTACCGCCAAGGATGAATTGATTGAGGCTTGCCATATCCGGGATTTGATTGTCGGCCAGAAGAGCCGGGCATATAATCGAAAATCGATCCTTGAAGAAGCCACAAAGCTTTCTCTTGCTGGCTGGTTCTCCGCGCCACTTGTTCCCCGGCCGCTGCAGGAACTCGTTCAAAAGATCGAAGAGCAGAAAATGAAAGCAACAGATAGAATGATCAGGACCGCCGTAGTTGAAAAACGCCAGGAGAGGAGGGCGAGAAGAAACAGGGAAATGAATGAATAACTGGGGGTGGTATTTGATAATTGCGATTTGCGCTTGGATTCTTTTCCCGATCTGGGTACATGTCGTAGTTAGAGCAGCCTCATTTGCCTGGGCCATTGGCCGGTATGGGGCTTATATTTCAATCGAAAAGGAGATTCAAAAAAATGGCAAGAAGCAAAACAACCCGTAAATATGGCTCGGCTGCGGCTCGGGCAAAACAAGCAGCCGCCCAGGCCGGACCCGGAGGGGGAGGAGGGACGATGTTTAATATCCCTCAAGGTATCCAATTCTATAAGCCGGAAGAGGGCAAAGCAACCCTGCGCTTGCTTCCCTATGTCGTAACTGATCCCAAGCATCCTGACGGTGAGATGGCACCGGCTGGCGATATCTGGTATAAGCGGCCGGCAAAGCGTATCCGGAATATCGGGGTCGAGAAGAAATCCTATATCTCACCCAAGTCCATTGGTAAACCTTGCCCCATTCTCGAATACTACACGGCAGCTAAGGCTGATCCGAATATTCCGGATAAGGAAGCCAATCGCGCCAAGCCGCAGGATATCGTCCTATATAATGTCCAGGTACTCGATCCAAAGACAAAAGAGTTTTCTGATCCGATGTTCTTCTTCTACAGCTACCATAATTTTGAAAAGGCGCTGAAGAAAGAACTCCTTGATCCTGATAACGAAGAATATCTGGCCTTCATGGATCTGGAAGGTGGCTTTGATATCCGGGTCCGCTGGGAGAAAGAATCTTTCGAAAAGAATGACTTCCTCGTTGCCGGTAATATCTCCTTTATTGAGCGGGATGATATCGATGAAGATATCCTTGATCAGGTCGTCAATCTCGATGAATGCCTGGTCATCAAGCCATACAAGGAATTGCAGAACATCTTCCTTGAGATCGATGATGACGATGATAATGGTGCGGAAAATGGTGGTGAATCCAAGGAAAAAGAGACTCCAGCCAGTCCCCGCCGTCGGAAATCTGCAGAACCGGAGCCCGAACCTGAACCCGAGAAATCCAGCCGGCGGAGCCGCAATAAAGAGCCGGAACCTGAACCTGAACCGGAAAAGACCTCTTCAAGGCGACGGAGGCCCGAACCCGAACCCGAGAAACCAAAGAAAGATGAATGCCCGCACGGATTCGTTTTCGGGGATGATTGGGATACCAAGCGTAAATGCGAGAAATGTGAGGTATTCGACGCCTGCGGAAAGGCTTATGATGCAGCCCAGACAAAAGCGGATGACAAACCCGCCGGCAAATCAAAAGGCAAGGCCGCTGGTAAGGATGATGCCAATGAATGCCCATCTGGTTATGTTTTCGGCACCGACTGTGATACCAAGAAGGAATGCAATGACTGCCCCAAGTGGGACGAATGTATGGATCGGCAGGAAGAACTGGAAAAAAAATAATCAGTTTTTGCTGACATAACTGTATAATAAAAAGGGGTGGGAGAATAAACTTCCTCCCCTTTTTTAATAACTATCAGTTAGGATAATTATGGTAGATCAAAAACAATCCCCGCCTACTCTCAAGATCGAACGAGAAATAATCAGCGCCTCAGTTTCTAAATCCCAGCGTGAACTCCTTGATCTCGTCGCCCTCAAGAATGAGACGACCCGCAGCGATATGTTCAGTCGTTTGCTTACTGAGCAAGTTGATGCAAACCAAACCATCCGGGCCATTGCCGAGCGC